GATAAAACATGGAAACCAAAGGTGCATGAAGGATCTTTGTCTAGATACGATGAGTTTGAACAAATAGATATGTCTAACGGTGAATGGTTAGTGTTGGCCAGAACTAAATACATGTTAAACGATTTAGAAGAAAGTTTATACAGAGATGGTAGATATTATGTAAATAAATTTAAAAGAACTAAAGAAAAAGAATTACATTACGCAGCGCAGGACTGGGAGAACTTACGTAGAGGTCAACCACTAGCATACAAAGAAGTAGAACGAATCTATAGTTACATGAAAGACAATACAGATAAAAATAAATTAAAAGGTATGTTGAAAGACGGCTCCTATAATATTGATACATTAAAGAAAGACTATGGATTAAAAGTAGATACACCTTGGTTTGAGGCATTCGATGATGCACCAAGTCGGGATGTAAACTATTTAAGAAAGATGAGAAAGAACGGAGAAAAACTAAACGAACCACCACGAATAACTTTGTCTACCATACATGGTGCAAAGGGTGGTGAATCACAAAACGTTGTGTTGTTAACAGATTTAAGTGAGAACACAATGAAGGCATATGAAAGGAATGCCGACGATGAGAATAGATTGTTCTATGTTGGTGCAACACGAACCAAGGAACATCTACATATCATATCACCAAAACAAGAATATAAAGGTTATAAACTATGACACATCCAGACGATTGGGATAAAATATTCCCACAAGAAAGAGGACCAAAGCATTATAAAAATTTTAAGATACAACCTTTTGAGTTTATATCAAAGAATGAACTTACGTTTTTTCAAGGATGCGTTGTGAAATACGCATGTAGATATAAGATGAAAGATGGTATAAAAGATTTAGAAAAAATAATTCACTATTGTGAACTAGAAATTAAAAAGATGAAGGACAAAAAATGATACAGAAACCTATGTTCAGTCCACAGACTGAGTGGGTGCCACCAGATTCTTTTCCTGATCTATCAAAGTACGATGAGATAGCGATAGATTTAGAAACAAGAGATCCTGAACTTAAAACTATGGGGTCTGGCTCTATTACCGGTAAAGGTGAGATAGTTGGTATAGCTGTAGCTGTAGAAGGTTGGTCAGGCTATTATCCAATAGCACACGAAGGTGGTGGTAATCTAGATAAGAAAAAAGTTTTGGACTGGTTTAGAATCATTCTAAACTATGACTCTGTAAAGATATTTCATAACGCCATGTATGATGTGTGTTTTATACGTGCTGCAGGACTTAAAATTAATGGTTTAATCGTAGATACTATGATTGCTGGCTCTCTCGTGGACGAGAATCGCTTTCGTTACGATTTAGGCTCCATGGGTAGGGATTACCTCGGAAAGGGCAAAAATGAGGCTGTATTGGCCGAAACAGCTAATGTTTGGGGTATAGATGCTAAATCTGAGATGTATAAACTACCTGCTATGTATGTAGGTGAGTATGCTGAAAGAGATGCGGAACTTACATTAAATCTGTGGCAAGAGATGAAAAAAGAAATAAACCACCAAGATATAGAATCAATATTTAAATTAGAGACCGAACTTTTTCCTTGCCTCGTTGATATGCGATTTTTAGGAGTGCGAGTAAATGTTGAAGCAGCTCATCAGCTAAAAGACAAATTACTAAAAGAAGAAAAAGAGTGCCTGCAAAAAGTAAAAAAAGCAACAGGAGTAGATACTCAAATATGGGCTGCACGTTCCATTGCGCAAGTTTTTCAAAAACTTGGCCTACCTTTTGACCGAACTGAAAAAACAAATTCTCCATCTTTTACTAAAAACTTTTTACAAAACCATCGTAACCCAATGGTTAAATTAATTGCTAGAGCTAGAGAAATAAATAAAGCTCACACAACATTTATTGATACCATATTAAAACACGAACATAAAGGACGAATACACGCTGAAATAAACCAACTTAGATCAGATCAGGGTGGCACTGTTACCGGTAGATTTAGTTACAGTAACCCGAACCTACAACAAATACCTGCACGAAACAAGGAACTCGGACCAATGATCCGGTCATTGTTTATACCGGAAGATGGTTGTAAGTGGGGTGTGTTTGATTATTCACAACAAGAACCACGTTTAGTTGTACACTACGCAGCGTTACAGAATCTCTATGGAGTGGACGAGGTATTGGATGCATACCAAGATGGTAATGCAGACTTTCACCAGATCGTCGCTGAGATGGCAGAGATACCAAGAGAACAGGCCAAGACAATAAACCTTGGTCTGTTTTATGGTATGGGTAAAAATAAACTACAAGCAGAACTAGGTGTATCAAAAGAAAAAGCTGAGATGTTATTTAAACAGTATCACTCACGTGTGCCGTTTGTAAAACAATTAATGGACAATGTAATGCAACGTGCACAAATGCGAGGACAAGTTAGAACTCTTCTTGGTAGATTGTGTAGGTTTCATTTGTGGGAACCTAATCAGTTTGGTGTACACAAAGCATTGCCTCATGATGCAGCGCTCCAGGAACACGGACCAGGGATCAAAAGAGCTTTTACATACAAGGCACTAAATAAATTAATACAAGGTAGTGCAGCTGACATGACAAAGAAAGCCATGATACAGTTACACAAAGAAGGCATCACACCACATATACAAGTGCATGATGAACTTGATATATCTGTAGATAACAATGCAGATAAAATAAAAGATATCATGGAGTCTGCTGTAGAATTAGAAGTGCCCAACAAAGTGGACTATGAATCAGGACCAAATTGGGGTACAATAAAATGAGGTTAAAATATGGCTTACTTAAATGCAAACATTCCTGTAGAGTATGCACAGATAAGGAGAGAGTATCTTTACGATCTTAAAAAACATCATGGAGAAGTCGAAGATTGTATCATATTTGGTATCACTTGTATCACGGGTCGTGCGTTATTATTTCATGCGATTATGGAAAATGGTGCAATCTTTTATAGACTACCTATTACAGCATTTATACAACGTGGATTTAAAGTTGAGGATGTACCTAAACGTAGACTTGATGAGCTTCAGCTCTGGAATTCTTTTAGTTATTATCCTTCTGTTCATTCTTGGGATATCTTAGAGTCACAAGCAGGAAAATACATTGGTAAAGACAAAAAATGGCATTACGGTAAATATTTATTTACTGTTGACTTTGCTCACCCAGAGCCTAATATACTAGACACTGATCATTCAGAGATCCCGCACGAACATAAGTGCGCCCACATACTTGCGTTAAACGACGGCAACTATGCAGCTCAACCAAATAATAGATTAATTTGGGATATTCCATCTTTCACAGTTAAGGACCAAGTCCCAGACTGGAAAGTACAAACTAACTACTGGAACGTAGAAGATACACAGCAGTGGCGGACAGAAGACACTGACAATTTCTTTTACGAAATTGAGGAGAAGAAACATGATAAAAAAGATTAAGGAAAAAATTAAAAAGGCATGGAAGTGGTACACTGATTGGCTTTTTAGTTGGCAAAAATGAATATAGTAGACTTGTTAAAGAAAAATATTGTAATGGTTCCCGTGGTGGCATCTGTGCTGGTTGGAACATTCACTGGTGTAAAATACATCGTTAATTTAACAGATACTATCAACGCAAATCAAACAGAGATACAAGAATTAAAAACTATGGAAATAGAAAATATTCGTAGAGATATGGCTGTATTGACAGACAGTGTTAATACCATCATAGCAAAACTAGAAAGAGCTGAGGGAACATGGGAAATGGCTGAGAACTTATACGAGGTCTTGGCAGATAAGGTGAGGCAGATGGAATATGATATCAAGGACCTTAATCGTGAAATTAATTATTAGTTTTCTTTTCTTGTTTGTCCTAAGTACGTTTGCAGCAGAAGCAAGGAATGAGTATCTTAATTCATATCCTAACGAGTGTAGAACTGGTGAGGTAGATTTATCTGTATCTGGCAGACAGTATGATTATGATAATTATGACAGCAGTTGGAATGAAAGTAATAGTCAAGAACTAAGACTTACGTTTAGAAAATATCTAGGTAATTTGAGGTGCACAGAGAGAAACGATTTAAGATACGAGAATGAACAGCTAAAACAACAACTAGAACTCATGAAAATGTGTAATAAAGTCAACAGAAACCCTAGTTTAATACACAATGAAAACTTCACATTGCTAGTATCTAAATGCTCTGGTATAGTACCTTTGAAGGATGAAATAGAGGACATGCCCACAGGTAGTCTTTGGGACGATTTAAAAGAAGACTACATAAAAGCTAATCCTGATTCAAAAACTATGGATAACAATAAAACATTAAAGATACCAAAAGATTTTACTGGTCCACTACCGGAGCCAACAAATGAGTAAGAAACCATTAAATATATCTGAAGAAGCGGCAGTGCAAATGCCTATGAAGACGGTTGCCTCGTTGATTGCTCTAGTCGCAATCGGCACCTGGGCATATTTTGGTCTTCATGAGACGCTCAATGCACACTCAACAAAGATAGAACTAATGGAGAAAGACTTAGTGGAAAACACAGAGTTTAGAATAAAATGGCCAAGAGGCCAACTTGGTTCACTGCCCGCTGATTCTGAGCAGTTTATGATGATTGAAGACTTGTATAAAACTACAGATAAATTAAATGCA